CCCTCACGTTTGACTTCTGCCTGTAGTTCTGTATTACTTCCCCAATACTCCAACCAGTCACTGGCCTTTCGTACCTTTTTCTTTTTGCCTTTGATTTGACGATAACCAGCTTTGGTAAATAATTTTTTACCAACATACTTTTTACCTGTTTGAATATTGGTGATAAGATACACATAACCGATATTGTCGGCTATGTGTTCTTCTTTGAATTCTTCTGCTGTGTTATGATAAAACCAAGTCAATCAATAATCCTCATCTTGTTCCAACTCATCCTCTAACAGATATTCTGCACAGAAAGGGCAAAACTTTGGATCATCTTCACATAACAACTCATCATAACCAATAGTAAACTTAGAATCACAGTTTGAGCAATGGTGTTTTAAACTTTTCATTTTAATAAAAATCCTATTCTATCTCCAGCTGGACTATTATAAAAGTTTTCTTTCCATATAGGAATAATAGTTTCTGAATTGTGATTGGCGAAGTCATCATTATATCTAAAATGCACTTCTATAATATTATCACCAATGGTCTCAACATTCAACCACTCATTTTTATTTGCTAGTTCTTGTATAAAATCTGGTAAAATAAATTCTTCTTTGATTTTTTTCCAATGACTAAATCTATCTAGTTTATCAGGATTATCTCTAAATCCTTCCACAGATAATACCTGATCCCCCCAATGATAATCAAAACTTCTATGCCTACCTTTAAATATTTCACACCAAAAAGATCCATCTGGTATGATATCATCTACGGTATTCAAATACATAAACTTTGCACCTACTGCCATCATTCTAACATTCACACAAGGGCGAACAATATATTTACCTTCTTTTTTGGGAAGAACACCAGCTGGACCACAAACATAACCAAGTTTTTTAGATAATATAAATTTATCAATCACCCAAAGGTTATCAACATCAATATTATCAATAACATCACAATCGGACAAACCTTTCATTAATTACACCATGATTGCTTTGCTTCACCATAGTATTCACGAGCATAACCATTTTGAATTAATAACGCTCTAAGTGATTGGCCATCTAAGATAACATCACCTAAAACACGACCACCATACTTGTCCCATGATATGATAGTAATCAACCTTTTCTTACTTGCATTGATTACTTTCTTGGTGAATTCTGTTGCAGCTGCACCACGTTCTGCCTCAGAAGGACATTGTGCTCGAAACCCTTTCTCTGGTGTATCAACACCGTATACACGGATTGACAGTACTGGTTTAAGTGGTTCAGGTAAAAATGTGGCCTGAAATTCTACTGTATCACCATCAATTACACGGGTCAACGGAAATTCATATGTTACTGATGCTGGTTGTTTTTCTGCCAATGCCAATACAGGCATCAACATCAAAATTGCTAATAGTTTCTTCATTTTAATCCTTATTAGCACTACCCCATACATCGTCCCATGTACCACTCAATGCACCCTTCGCATAGTCGGTAGCACGATTCTCAAAGAAATTGGTGTGAGTCGGTGCGTTAATCATTTCTTCAACCCACGGTAGAGGGTTGCGTTTGACTTTGAATATACCTTTCATGCCTAGGCCAATCAATCGTCTATCTGCTATATATCTAATATATTTCTTAACATCTTCTTTGGTAAGGTTTTGACCTTCAACGATACCAAAGGCTAGGTCAATAAACCTATCTTCAAGTTCAACCATTTTTTCTGCAATGGTGTAGATACTTGACTTTAGTTCATCATTCCAAATCTCAGTATTCTCATTAATATAGGTCTTGAACAACTTCATCATGTTCTCAGCGTGCATTGTTTCATCTACAATAGACCAAGTAATGATTTGACCCATGCCTTTCATCTTGCCATGACGAGGAAAATTTAGTAGCATAATAAAGGAACTAAACAACTGCATACCCTCTGTGAATGCTGAGAACACCGCAATGTGTCGAGCTGTGTTCTCTTTTGTACCATTCTTGTCTGAAATGTCTAGAACATAATCGTGTTTGTCTTTCATCTCCTGATACTGTAGAAATTCATTGTATGTGGTATCAGGCAGACCAAGAGTTTCAATCAAGTGTGAGTATGCAGCAATATGTAATGCCTCACGAGCAGCAAAACCCATCAACATCATACGAACCTCTGGTTGTGGGAAGTATGGTAAATAGTTCTTCACATAACCACCAGCCACATCAATATCACCTTGAGTAAAGAATCGGAAGATATGAGTTAGAAATTGTTTCTCACCATCTGTTAGTTTCTTTTTCCAATCTTTAACATCTTCAAGCATCGGTACTTCTAACATAATCCAGTGACTTTGTTCGTGGATAAGCCATGCATCGTATGCCCAAGGATATTTAAACGGTTTAAAGCTTTCCCTATTATCCGTTAATTTTAATTCTTTAAATTCTTTCTTATTCATGGTTTTCTCTTTATTCGCACGCCAAACATTCATCACCGCCAATAATAGCACTCATATCAAGTTCTTTAATGATTTCTCTTTCAATTCGCTTTGATACCTTATCAGCCTTAGCTAACTTCTCTGACCGAGCATAGTACAAGGTTTTGAGACCTTTTTTCCATGCCAAGTAATGAACCGCATGGAGATACTTCACATTAACATCAGGCCTGAAAAATAGGTTCAATGACTGTGCTTGGTCAATATGTTGTTGACGGTCAGCAGCGTGTTCAATAACCCAAAATTGGTCAATTTCCATTGCTGTCTTAAATACAAACTTTTCATTTTTATCAAGCATCGTTAGGTGTTGTACTGAACCATCGTTAGCAATGATACTAGACCATGTATCGGCCATTTGGTCATCAGTTAAGTTTTTACTGCGAAGTAATGCATCAAGGAATTTGTTCTTATTCAGATGTGAACCACTCAATGTATCCTGGCGGTAAGCATTAGCCCGATAAGGCTCAATTGAAGGACTGGTATTCCCCATAATAATGCTTGAAGAGGCATTGGGAGCAATAGCAGAAGTGTGACTGAAACGGCGACCAGTACCAGATGCATCAGGAGCCTCACCTCTCTCAGCACCCAATTGTAAATTTGCTTCATCTAATTTTGTCCTAATATGACTAAACAATTGGTTGTTTGCAATCTTAGCCATTACACCTTCAAATGCCAAGTTCTTCTTCTGTAAGTAGGCATGGAAACCTAATGCACCAATACCGATTGACCTCTCACGCATTGCAGAGAATTTAGCACGAGCAATGCCATCATGTGCATGGTCAATGAAATACTGTAATACATTATCTAGCATCTCAGCTATGTCTTTTAGAAACAATGGATTATCTTTCCATTCATCATAGTATTCTAAGTTGACCGATGATAAACAGCACACAGCGGTGCGGTCTTTGTCAGTAGGTAGAATAATCTCTGAACATAAGTTTGATTGCTTAATTGATAGACCAAGTTTCTTTTGAAACTCAGGCATGGCACGGTTGCTTGTATCAATGTAATGGATATATGGTTCACCTGTCAGCATACGAGTTTCAAGTATGCGTTGCCATAATTCACGAGCAGGAATGGTATCACGCACTTCACCAGAGGCTGGGTCTTTTAGTTCCCATGTGTCATCTACATTGGCATCCAACATAGAGGACTCAACCAATTGCATGAAGTCATCGGTGATATTAACACCGTGATGCAGGTTGAGTGTACGCATATTCTGGTCACCAGTTGGCTTACGCATCTCTAAGAACATTAGAATGTCTGGATGATTGATATCAAGGTATGCGGCATAACTACCACGGCGTGTACTGCCTTGACGGTATGCTAATGATGCTGCATCATAGGTTCTCAGGTGAGGCATAACACCGGTTGATTTATCACCTGCACTACGAATACCAACACCAATACCGACACCACCGCCTAACATTGATAACCAGTTTACTTCCGATAGACAATCGACCAAACCTTCTGCACTATCGTGAAGATAAGGTAAAAAGCATGAAATAGGAAGGCCACGAGCACTACGCCCAAAAGACAGAATGGGAGTAGAATAGCTAAGCCAATGTTTACTGCTGTAATCATATAATCTCTGCGAATGTTCCAAGTTTGACCCGAACGCTTTCGATACATATGCAAACCTCTCCTGTGGTGATTTTTCTTCTTCTTTCATATACGATTCTTTCAATCGTAAAACACCTAACTCATCAAACAAACCATCACGAGAATAGTCTACATTTATTTCATGCACTTTCATACTTTTTTCCATTGTTATTATTCTGTTAATTTATATTTGAAGATTTTTTCAATATGTGATAGAAAATCTTCTTTATTTGTTGTGTGTTTCATATTATTACAAGTCCAACAACACGAAACACTATTTTCTTTTGTATAACCTTTTGAAGAATCAATTCTATCTATGCCAGTGTACAAAAAATTACCACTACTTTTTCCCTGCCCTTTTTTCACATTTGTTAAAGAATCTCCACAATAATCACATATACCGGTGACAAATTTGTTGAATTCTTCAGAAGTTAAATTGTACTCTAAATTTCTTTTAAGAGCGCCTTTTTTGTACTGGTGTTCTAAATTTCTCCTAGCAGCTTCACCTTCAGGTAATTGCCATGGCATGGTTTTTGGTCCAATTCTTTTCCATTCCATACTATTGTTTTGTTGGCATCCACAACTATTTCGTTTTTTTATATTGACGGCTGACATAACTTTTTCAGTATTACAATAATGACATATGCATTTTAATCTGACATGACTTCCTGAACCTTTTGATGGCAAAACTTCTTTAACCTCAAGTTTACCAAAAAACTGGCCAACACAATAACTACTTTTTCTTCCCATTACATTCTCCTTAATGTATCCTAGAATGTATTTATAATATTTTTGTGTTGGATTCGTTATTTTGTGGGTTTATCATGGGAAATATTTTAGAAATGACTTCAGCACAACACCTAGCTATTTCTCTATGTTCCTTTTGTGTTCCATCTTCCATTCTAATCTGGCAGTAGTGTAGCCAGCTTCTGAGGGTACCATTCATGTATAAACGACTTACGGTTAGACCTTCTGGTAATACAGCACGAGCCTGCTCTTTTGCAATACCATGTGATACTGCCCACTCATAGGCTTTCTTTGCTGAATTTAATACATCTTGTTGATGCCATTTCCATTGCTCTTTAAGATTTTCACCAAATAAAGTATCTTCAACTTCTACACTATTTTGGCGATTCTTTGTATCTTGCAACCTAGCTTCTCTCAATACAAAATTCAAATCTTTGGTTGGGTCAGCATATCGTTGACTAAACTCCTGAAAAGAAAACGAACGATGACGCAACATCTGTCTAGCAATATCCCTGGTGCATTCAATTTCTAAACACAAACTGACCATTTCAAGCGGCGACCAATGGGCATTCTTTATCAAGTATCTGATGAGTTTTTCTGAGGTTTGTGTGTTGAGTTG